TGATGAAAACTCATAAAGAAACCGGGCGAAATGCGAAAATCGGAGGGCTACCGGCACATTGCCTCATTGACAACAATAACGAAGCATCAATAGAGGATATCGACAAAAACTGGTACATACAAATTGCCAGAAAGTATGTCAACGATTTTCTCGGAATCAAGCCACGAAAACGTGATACACGGAAGGTCAACTCACTTAAAAAAGAAATATTAAATATATTGGAGGAATCAAATCATGCCAGCTAAAAAGACAGAAACTCCGAACGAAGTTATCGGTGCGAATCTCTATGTAAGACTCTTAGCCGCGAGAGCGGATTTCGCGAACCTGAAAGTTCAGCAGTCGGGAGTGAATAATCATGCAGAGTTTACCTACTATGAACTTTCAGATATTGTTCCTCCGGCGACAGAGATTTTTGCAAAATATCACTGTGTTTTCATAACGACATTTGTTGACGGACAGGCACTCGGTAAGCTCATCGACGTGGACCATCCTGAGAATCATATCGACGTGTCATTTCCCGCCGAAAATATCAAAGAACCCGCGAAATTCAGAATGAACGAGGTTCAGGCGACGGGTGCGGGAATCACCTACATGAGACGATACCTGTACTACCTCATTCTCGACATCACTCAGCCCGACGAACTTGATCCGCAGGTTGACGTAACACCAACAGTACCTCACGCCTCCGAGCAGAAAAAAGCACCTGCAACTACAGAAGAGAGGGCAAAGATAAAAGAAACCCTCACTGGGGCTAACGGTAATGCCGACGAGCTTCAGATTAAGGCTCTCAAGGATGCTCTCAAGAAACTTAGAGAGGTTGCCCCCGATCAGGAAGAGTTCATTCAGGAGGTTGCCTTGAAAACTAACGGATTCAAGGATATCACAAAATCGGCTTGCGAAAAGCTTATCACCGGAATCGGTGAAATGATTGAAAAATGCGGAGGTTAATTATGGACAAGGTAATTAGAACAGTAGATGCCGACGGACTTCTCAAAGTTCCGAAAAGCATTATCAGAGCTGCGAACTTCACGCCCTACACCGAAGTTGAGTTTTCGATAGACGGCGAGGGCACTGTAACTCTCAAGAAATACCTTCCCCTCAACGATTATTACGAGTGCCTAACTAACATATACGAGCAGATCGAAGAGGAAATCCCGGAAATATCACCCGAAGTGTTAAATCGTATCGCTGACTGTATAGCTTCGATTGACAACGAAAGGAAGGCAGTATATGGAGTGGATTAACGGAAATAAAATCAAAGTCGATATCCCCAAGCGTCCGAAGAAAATCACGGGTACTCGCTTCGCTGCAATCATGGGGCTGAACAAATGGAATACCCCGTTTAAGACTTGGTGCGAGATCACCCGAACATACGAAGAGCCTTTCGAGGATACCATCTATACGATAGCGGGTAAGGCTATAGAACCAAAACAGGCTGAGTATATGAAGCAGAGCTACTATATGCCGAACCTCGTTACTCCCACAGACAAGTTCGGTGATAATTACTTCAAGGTCACTCGGGGAGATTTCTTTCACGATGAGCCGATATTCGGCGGAATGTGGGACTATCTGAACTACGATGAGGACGGAAAACTCGAATCGGTGCTCGAGATGAAAACCACAAAACGAAGCGAAGACTGGGCTAATGATATTCCCGAATACTACGCTTTACAGGCTGCGCTATACGCCTATTTACTCGGCGTAGATCAGGTGATAATGGTTGCTTCTTTCCTCGAGAATAAGGACTACAAGCACCCCGAAGCATTTGTACCGAATGCCGCAAATACTATTGTTGTCCCTTTCAAAATCAGTGAGAGATACCCTGATTTCGAGGACTATATAAGAGTTGCTGAAGGTTGGTGGAGAAATCACGTCCTCTCGGGAATATCTCCCGAATACGATGAAACGGCTGATGCCGATATTCTCAAGGAACTCAGAACAAACACTCTTTCCCCTGAGACAGATATCAATGCCCTCATCACTGAGGGCGAAGCTCTAAAAGAGCAGATAGACAAGCTTTCCGAACCTCTGACTCCGCTGATTAAGAGACTTAAAACGATCTCGGATATCGTGAAAGAATACGGTCAGGGGCAGTTCCGAGAAGGGGATAAAAAAGTATCTCTCAAGGGCGGTCAGTATTCATGGGATATCAGCAAAACGACCTCGACGAAGATTAATAAAAATGACTTAGCCGCCGATGGACTGCTCGATAAGTATTCAACAGCAGAGACAAGCTATTGTTTGACTACAACGAGGATATAAGGAGGTCTACGATGTTCATCAATCCTTTTGTACTCGGTGTGCTGACAACCCTGTTCGCTGAAATGACGCTTTTTATAATTGTGATAATCGCAAATATCATTAAAAATACAAACAACGGAGGAAATCACTAATGGCAAGAATAACACTCACTAACGGCTTCTCACTCATCCCCGAGGGCACTCATGTGTTCAAGATAGTCAATGTCGACTATAAGGACAAGTTCGGAAAGCTTGAAGTAACAATGGAAACAAAGGACGGCTCTAAACACATTGAAAGGTATTCGTTCAAGACTAAGGACGGCGGGGAGAATACAGGCGCATATAATGCCTTTTCATACTTCGTCCGCCAGGCTATGGACGGAACCGCGCTCGGAGATGATATAGACCCGGTTGAGCTGGTCGGTCACTATGTAGAGTGCGATGTTACACACGAAAAAATCGAGAAGAGAGATGAACCCGGAAAGACGATGACCTTCAGTCGTCTCAATGACAAACGTCCGGCAACAGGGTTCGAAGCTTCCGCTTCTGTGCCCGTGAAAACTAACTCAAGTAAACTGCCGAGTCTCGACGATCTGCTCGGATAAGGAGGATTATCATGCCTATTTCGGACAGCGGCAACAGAATAGAGTTCGAGACCGGGGCAGTGAGAGACATCAAGGAGGGGAAAGGTCGTTGCGACCTTCTTCCCCTCGGGGTAGTCTCCCGAATCCTCGGAAACGATGAGATTATCAGACATATCGATTATTTCGTCAAACATGGCGATTCAGGACAGCTTATAGAGGCGGTCGATAAATTTGCCGAAAAGCTCAACACAGACCTTCCTACGCTGATTCTCGAAGTCTCAAAGCACTATGAAGAAGGTGCTCTCAAATACTCCGAGAGAAACTGGGAAAAAGGAATCCCAATGCATAGCTACATTGACAGCGCGGTAAGGCATTATCTCAAATTCCTCAGGGGTGATACTGACGAAAGACATGATCGCGCGTTTATATGGAATATTTTCGGTGCTCTCTGGACGCAGGTGGAAAAGCCCGACCTGGTCGACCTTCCATTTCGGCAGAAAGAAGCGAAAGCCTTTGAAAAACTCAATCAGAGCATCGAAAAAGTCAACAAAACCTTCGGAAATGTAACTTGGTAAAGGAGATGTGCAAATGAGCAAACTCAAAATCAATGCAAACGGAACCGTAGATTTCATTACGAGAGCGGGCAACGACTATGTCAAACATTCAATGCCTGCATATGAAGCTGAAAAAATCATTAAAGCAAACAAATCAACCACTGATACCAAAACTTTTCCCGGTTTTACGATACGAGCGGGCGAGTATTGGTTTAATAGCGAGAATGATACTGAGGAATAAGCCATGAGATACGACAATCTCCCTCCCGAAATCACAGAACTTCCGCAATGGGTCTGTGTATGGAACAATTCAAAAATACCGATGCAGGCGAAAGCGAGAAAAGCAGCGTCCTCTACAGCACCCGAAACATGGAGCACCTTTGACGAAGCCGTGAGAGCTGTCAACGACGGAGTATATGACCATGTAGGATTTGTTTTTGCAGATAATGGGATAGTCGGAATTGATATCGATGCGGGGTTTAATGAGGACGGCTTTCTGTCTGATTTGAGTCTTGATTGTATCAGTCACTGCCGGTCATACACTGAACTGTCTCGGAGCGGGCGTGGCGTACATATTTTTATCAAAGGTTCGTTACCGTTTAAGGGCAAAAACAACGGCGTAGGAGTGGAGATTTACAGGGGTTCCCGATACTTTATCACGACCGGGAAAAAACTGATATATCCGATGATTATAGAAAATCAGCAAGGCATCGATTATATCGTTGATAAGTATTTCAAAGATGCCCCGAAGGACGGAGAAAGTATCGGAAACTCCAGCAATCGGATTTACACCCCCAAGTACGAGATTCAAGTTGAGGGGAAAATCAGCATCACACCGCGATATCCCGAGATTCCCGCAGGAATGCGGAATATAAGTCTCACTTCCCTTGCGGGGCAAATGCATTCCCAGGGATATTCAAAAGAACAAATACATCAAGAATTACGGAAAGCAAATGCGCAGGCTTGCAGACCTCCGTTGTCGGGGTATGAAGTCGAGTGCATCGTAAACAGCGTAACAAGATACAGGAGATGAAGAATTATGTTTGAAGTTAATTACAAGGACGATGCCGGGCGATGGCAGGATTCCCCGGTTTACGCCGTTGACAAGAAAAACTCGCGCTTTTTACTTGTCGATGATAACGGACGGTTTTTTTGGACAAGGATAAGCGAATGCCGCGAAGGAAGGAGTGACTATTATTATGATAAAAATTGAGAATGTTGTAGCACCTTCTACAGAACAGTGGGAGGCGATTATTAGGGGCTGTCGAAATCCGATGAATAGCTGGAGTAAGAGTGATAGTTTTTATCCCGAAGAGTATCGTTATGGCGATCTTCCCAGTGATGCTGTTGATATCGGCGACAACGACCTTAATCTTATGAAGCGTCTCTGTAGTGCGGGTACAGACCATCGTAAGTTCATGAGAATGATTATGGTGTATGTTGATATAACAGCTCCGCTGTATTGGTGGGCTGAGTACGACACGTACAAGGTTGGAACAGTAGCAAACTCGTGTTCCAAAATGCACAAGCTGCTGTATAAGCCGTTTGAAATGTCTGATTTCAGCTTTGATAAACTGCCGGGATTCAAGCACGAAATAAAGCAATTCAGACCGGAAGTGGATGAGGAAAAGGAACTCTGGAAAAGAATTGATGCCGACTATGATGTGAGCAATCAGGGGCGAGTTAGGCACGGTTCACGAATTCTTTCAGGAAGCGTTCACAGAGATCATTACATCCTTGTAACACTTCATGGGAAGCAGCGCCCAATTCACCAATTGGTTGCGGACGCATTCATTCCAAACTTAGAGAGAAAGCCGGAGGTCAATCACATAGATGGAAACAAGATGAACAACGCCGCTGAAAATCTGGAACGGGTTACAAGCTCCGAGAATCAGAAACACGCAGTAGACAATTGTTTGCAGCCAAAACCCGTGACAACCTACTGCGGAAAGTTTTCAGTTGAACAGCGCAATGAGATCAAACGGCTATGGGATTCTGGAATGTACAGCAGACGGCAGCTTGCAACCAAGTATGGTGTTTCGCATACCTGCGTGAATGACATAATCAATGACAAATACAAATATGCGGAATCTGTGAATGTGTTTGAAACTGTTGCGCGACCACTGGTAGATATGCTGAACGAAATGAGAGATTCGTATATTTCGTGTGGTGATGAGATGAGCAAGAAACAAATCTGGTACTCAATTTTGCAGTTGCTTCCCGAAAGCTACAATCAGCGCCGGACGGTCATGCTGAACTACGAGGTACTGACGAATATTTATAAGTCTCGTCGTAACCATAAACTCGACGAGTGGGTTGAGTTTTGCGGGTGGATTAAAACACTCCCTTATTCAGAGCTGATAACAGGGGAGAAAGCAGAATGAAAGACTTTATCAAATTCCTACTTGTGATTGCTTCGGCGACTGTAGGAATGCTTATTATCTTTTTCCTTGCAATTGTGATAGGGACATATTCATAAGGAGAGACAACTAATGAAACAGTATGAACGATACAGTGTATGGTCAAAACACTGTATAACAGGTGAGCGACACTGGATTTCATCATTTGACAATCTGCAAAAAGCGATCTATGAAGTTTATCTGTGCTACGAGGACGACCGAATGCACGGAAGTGTTGGTGAATATTATTACTATATTCAGGACGAGCCTTATGAAGACCTTTATTGCCGCTTCTGCGGTTATGAACCGAACATCGCGTATGGGTCAAACATCTCGGCTAAGATAGGATTGGACTATTGTCCTATTTGCGGCACGGAACTGAAAGCGGGTGACAACGATGAGTAATGTTGATGTCTTTGAAATATTGGTCACTGCGGTTTGTTCAGCGAATTTGGCGGTATTTGCGATTACATGGGTACATGAACTGAGAGAGTTTATTAAAAAGAAACGTCGCGAACGAGCAGAAGCTCAAGAAATGATAGCGATGCTCAAAGCAAAAAATCATGAGTGTAGCGTGGAAATCGATGCGCTGAACGCGAGAATCGCAGAACTAACAGAAAAGCTGTTGAAAGGCGGCGATAATGACTATGACATACGAAGAAGTTCTCCGTGAAATGGATTGCGGCAAAACGGTGGCGAAGAGTGGAACGCCGATTAAGATTTTAATTGGCGGTAGCCCTTGCACAAAGTGGAGCATAGCGCAAAAAAACGGACGCGAAGTTCTGCCGGAAGGTATAGGCTGGGAGCTGTTCGAGAATTATCGGATAGCGAAAGAGAAATTCCAGCCCGACATCTTTTTGTATGAAAATAACAAGTCGGCGGCTCAGCCCATAAAAGATGAGATTTACTCTGCTCTTGGTGGGGGCAAAGACTCATCGGTTCGGCTTACGCACATAGACAGTGCGCTGGTTTCGGCGCAACATCGTGAGAGATTTTATGTTACGAATTTTGGTGATATAGAACAACCAGAAGATAGAGGAATCTTACTTCGCGATGTGCTTGAGAGCGGAAAAGATTTGTCTTGCCGCGAAAAGGCTTATACGCTCACAGCCAGTTATGGCGGAGCGGTAGCGTGGAACACTTTGGAGAGAAATCAACGAACGATGGTTGCTGAACCCGTATTCCCTTTGAAAAGCGGAAAAGCACGTTGCGTTACTGCTGGATATGCAAACAAAGGAGCAGCTCACATTCTCGAAAGCTATTATTCACCCAATCCAAGCAAACAAAAATGGGACAGCGTGGCAGAACCTGTTGCAATTCCACTGAATACAACCGTTAATGGTAAGGCAAAAGCATTGAGAGCGAATTGTTACAAAGACGGCATTCGCAACCTTGTTGGCAATGATATAGATAAAAGAACCGCCGTTGCTGAACCTGTTGAGTTTGAGGGAATTGTCCCAACAAAAGCCGTTAGCTGTGCAGACGGAAAAGTCTATACAGTATATGAAGTCAGAGATGGGCAGATTACCATTAAGGGCAGACGATACCCTATAAAACTGCAAGATGGTTACTACATTATACGTAAGCTCACGCCTACGGAATGCGAGAGATTACAAACCATGCAGGATGGCTACACTTCCGCAGTAAGTAACAGCCAAAGATATAAGGCTCTCGGCAACGGGTGGACGGCAGAGGTTATTATACATATCTTGAATCATGCTCTTAAAGATGTCCCGAGAGACAAAGAGCTTGTAGTCTTGTCCATGTACGACGGCATAGCAACAGGCAGGTATTGCTTGGATAAGATGGGCTTTACGAACGTCAAGTATTATGCTTATGAAATAGACCCTTACGCGCAAAAAATAGCGATGTCAAATTACCCGGATATCGTACAGTGCGGGGATGCGTTTCAAATCAGAAATTTTTAATGGAGGTAGACCAATGACCCTTGAAATAAAACGACTCCACGCCACTGCTCCGTATTCTTTGTACGGCGTCAAAAAAATCACAGACAAAACCGAGTACGGCGACGGACATTTTGCAATAACCATTTTTGATAGGCGAATATTCGTAACATCGTGTTTTGAGTATGTCAAAGATGTTGAAAAAGAAAAATACTATGTAAAAAAGGGAAAATGGGTAGGTGAAGAAGATGAATGAAAATTACACGAAGCTCAAAGATTTTGCAAAAAAGCGCCTTGACGACAGTTGCGGAAACGGCAACGACTACGATGTCAGATATTGGGTCGGCTATATCGACGGGCTTAATGCGCTACATAAGGAATTGTGCAAAACCGAAGAAGCTCTCGAAAAGCAGATACCAAAGAAGCCTTATTTTGGCGAAGTTTTGGGCTATAAAGGCTTTAACGGGTACTTATGTCCGATATGCCGTAATTGGCTTTTATATCCCGACGAAATACCTAATTCGAGTGATTCATTCTGCTCTTTTTGTGGGCAAAAGATTGACTGGTCGGAGGTAAAAAAAATGAGTGACTATATTGATCGTGCTGCACTCGGGATAGGCTTGTGTACCCGAGATGTTTTTGAGAACAAAGGTTATGCGGACGGCTGGAATGCCGCTGTTAAAATTTTAAAAGAAGCTCCCGTTGCTGATGCACAAGAGATTAAACACGGCGAATGGATAAAGATGGACATCATTTCTGACGATGTTGATTATTATTGTTCGGAATGTAGTAACTTTATAGACATCGCGACTGGAAGAGAAACACCAATAGACCGTGGTTTCTTTTATTGCCCGAACTGCGGCGCAAAAATGGACGGAAAAGAGGTTGAGGGAGAATGACATACGAACAAACAAGGAAACAATTTTTGCTTGCTTGGAATTCAAACGCTTATCTCAATATGTGCGAATCGGACGATATGCACAACGCTATTGTTGCTCTCGAAAAGCAGATACCGAGAAAGCCTATTGACAAAATAGACCCTATGTTTGGCGATATTTGTATAGTTTGCTCGAACTGCGAAAATACGGCTATAGTAAATCCGTTTACTCACAGTATATTCAAGCATTGCCCGAATTGCGGACAGGCTTTGGATTGGGGGGGTGAGGAAGAATGACCGATAAGAAATTTACTGATGAGGAAATTATAAGGAATTACGAATGGTGTATTGGTTGCACATCAGATAGATGCAGAGAATGTACAATGGACGAAGAAGGTTTTTGCGAAGAAGAATTACAAAATTTAGTTCTTGACCTTATCAACTGCCAAAAGGCTGAGATTGAGAAGCTGAAAGGTTCAACAATAGTCAGCAACATTATGGAAAGTCAGAGAATTAAAAGAGAAGCAAAAGCCGAAGCATATAAAGAGTTTGCGGAGAAGTTGGAAGAAAAATTAGGTTGTTGCCATATCATTAGTGATGGAGAATATTGTGGCTTTGACTGTGGCGATACACACGAATGTATTGACGATCTATTAAAAGATAGGAGGTAAAAGATAATGGCTGATGCAGACAGGTGCGTTTGTTGCGGAGAGATAGTCCCCGAGGGACGGCAGATATGCCCACAATGCGAGCGCAAAAGATACATTTACACTATCCCCGATATTCCGCCGTCGTTAAACAAGTTCGCGGGGCGCGAGAACGTATGGGCTTACAGAGCGGACAAAAAGCAGTGGCAAGCTCTTTGCGCGGCGTACTGCCGCCCGAAGCCGTCCGAGCCGATTAAAAAGTGCGTTGTCAGAATTACATACTTTTTTCGCACAAGGCAACGGCACGACCCCGACAATTACAATGGCAAATTTATCCTCGACGGCTTGCGCGAAGCGGGGATAATTGAAGATGACAGCTTTTCAAATGTTGAGCTTCAGCTCTGCGGGAGCTATGACAAAGAAAACCCACGAACAGAAATAACAGTAAAGGAGCTTTAAAAATGGATTGCAACAAAACAATAAGCTTTCTTGCCGAACTCAATAGACTTTGCAATTTACGCACTAGGTGCGTGGCTGGCGAAGCAAACGAAGAGCAATGCCCGTTGCTTGGACGTTGTGAAGACGCGCTCACAAAAATCTGCATTGAAGATGCTACAAAGTTAGTTGAGATTGTGCAAAAGTGGAGCGACGAACACCCGAAGAAAACATACGCACCCGAAGAAAACATACGCACAGGACTTTTTGGAGAAATTTCCAGAAGCGCAGAGAAATTGGGACGGAGTCCCATTTGTGTGCAGAAAAAGAATCTACGGTGGAATACACTCGGCAAAATCTGAGGGCTGCGAGGACACGAAAGCCTGCTATAGATGCTGGAACAAGCCAATGGAGGAATGACAATGGATAACGAACCCTTTTACCTCGAAAGCTGTAAGCGATACATAGAGGACGGAACGCAGTCGAGGTTAATGAGAAAACTCATGACGCTGCACCCGTATGCGTCAATGATTTATACCCATGATGACATTGGTACGGCGACTCTCATTGCCGATCTGTACGACAACAGTATCAGGTACTGTCCTCAGTACGATGCATGGTATATCTGGGACGGTTCCCGCTGGGCAAAACAGACCGAAGCAGGTAACATTTCAGACAAAGTGCAGACTGTCTTAAATCTCCTGTTGCTCTATTGTAAAGAACTCTCACTGACAGTAGGCGAGGACGAGCTAAAACCGTACACAAAATATTGCAATAGCATCAGAAAAAATACTGCGATAAACAACATTATCGCAATGCTCAAAACAATGGTGCGCCTCTCTGCAACGGACTTTGACGCAGACCCATACTTACTCAACACCCCCGCCTGCGCCTACAATCTCAAAACAATGGAGACGGTACCCGACCGTGAGAGCCGCAACCTCACTCAGGTAACGACCTGCAACCTCAACGCTCTCGCGAAACCTTGCAAACGGTGGTACAGCTTCATAGATCAGATAATGTCCCACGACAAAGAGAAAGCGGCGTTTCTGCAACGCGCCCTCGGATACAGCCTGCTCGGGATAAACCGCGAGGAATGTATGTTTATTGCCTACGGTTCACAGACCCGAAACGGAAAAGGAACCTTATTCAGCTCCATTCAGTCCGCGCTCGGCTCTGAGTACATGGGCGGCTCTGACCCGATGCTCATATGTGAGGCAAAGAACGGCAAAAGCATTGACTTTAACTCCCCGCAGCCTGCGCTTCGCAAGCTTGTGAACACTCGACTTGTAAACATATCTGAAATAAAACGAGAGCAGCAGATAGACGCAAGCGCCCTCAAAGCAATGACCGGGCGCGACACCCTCACCACTCGAGGACTGTTTGAAGGAAGCTTCGACTTCGTCCCGCAGTATAGTATATGGGTCAACACCAACTATCTCCCCGCTATCAGTGACGATACAGTGTTCAAGTCTGACCGCATATGGGTTATCACTTTCGACGAGAGCTTTACGGAGAATAACAGAGACCGAGACCTCAAAGAGATATTCCAGAGCGAGGAAAACCGCCCGACAATACTCAAGTGGCTCATTGACGGATGCACGGACTATTTTAAAAATGGTCTCAACCCTCCCGACTGCGTAAGAAAAGCGACTGCTGATTATCGTCTCAAATATGACCGAATAGGCAACTTCATAAAAGACTGCTGCACGATCGGAGACGGTCTGAAAGTACAAAGAGGTGATTTATACAACGCCTACAGGTCGTGGTGCTGCCGCGCTGAGAACAGATATAAGCCTCTCGGCACTACAAGTTTTTACGGCGAAATCGAGTTTAGAGGTTTCCCGATTATGAAAAGTCACGGGGATTATTACGCTCGCGGCATCGATTTATCCGAAAATGGGGAAATTGGGGAACTTTAAAACGAAATTACGCATATAGAGTTTTTATACTTGGGGGAATTTGGGGTAATTATTTACCAACTTACACATATAGAAAAAATAATATATGTACATATATAAAGGGTGAAAAAATTTTTCCCCGATTTCCCCTCTATTTGAAAGGAGACAATATGGACGAAAAAACAGTAAATGAAATCGTAAACGAGGTCACAAAGAAAAGAAGAAGACCTGACAGTACCGCACAGCCTGACCCGGGAGACAACAGGAAATATATCAACCATTCTCTCAAGCTCGCTGCCCTGAAGAAGGTCGATATGAAAAATGAGGACGAGGTCGCACAAAGAATACAGACTTACTTTGAGATATGTGCTGCTGATGATATGAAACCTTCGGTTGCCGGTCTTGCTCTTGCGTTGGATGTTGACCGTCGAAGATTATGGGATATCAGAACCGAACAGAGGGGTAACAATCCGAAGGTTCGGGACTTACTAAAAAAAGCGGTGCAGATGCTCGACTTGCAGATGGTCGACTATATGCAGAATGGGAAAATAAATCCGGTATCAGGCATTTTTCTGATGAAGAACAACTTCGGCTATGCGGACAAGCAGGAAGTCGAAGTTACGGCAAAGAACCCGCTCGGGGATGAACCTGACCCGAAAGCGATCGAAGAGAAGTATGTTGAGAGTGTAGTCATCGACAAAGAATAAGGCGCACAAAGGTGTTTTACTCTATTCGATTAAACTTCAAAAACATAGAGATGTCTCGAATAGTCAAAATATTGCGAAAATTGCCCCGTAAAGCCGTTTAAATACCGTTGCTATGAAATTACATTACAAAAAGCAAAACATGTTTACAGGGCATTTATGACGATATTTTAAAGGGCATAAAAAATCCCCGGTATTATAACCGGGGATTTGATTATTTTTGTTTTTCCCAGAATCGCGCCCGTTCAAACAATATATTATCGGTGTAATATGGGATTTTAACTAATTGCAATGTTGTGTATTGTGGTGCCTGATAATAAGCATAACCGTATTGGGGCAAAGTAACCGCCGCGCCGTTTCCGATGATCTGCCGGGATTCTATCTTTTCGCGGCAACGCAGAGATAGCCGGGCGGGACAGTTTGCCGCAAATTCCGCGGATAATGTTTTGCGATTCGGGCACTGCGTAGCAGCTATTAAATGCACATTTGCGGCGCGTCCGATGCGGGCTATTTTGCCCAGCGTTTGAGCTGTTCGAGGTTCAGAAAAAATAAGATCACTTAATTCATCGATAATTATATATATGTCCGCTTCGTCCGATTTTTTTAAACCTTTTGCCGTCGCACGGTCATATCGCGCATCTATCTCGGCGACTGCATTATTTAATATTTGGAGTGCTTCGCCTGGATCGCTTGTGTATGCTATTGTATGCGGTAAATTACGGTACATAATAAGCTCGGTGCGCTTCGGATCGATTAAAATAAATCGGGTGTGCAACGGGGATTTATAGAGCGCGGTGTATATTATGCCGTTTATAACGCAGCTTTTGCCGCTTCCGGTTGTGCCTGCTATTAGTGTATGCGGTTGTTGTAGGATATCCACATATACCGCCGGGGCGCTTCCGCTCGGCGTGGTGTGTGTTTTCGGAGTGTACCGCTCCGGCGGTTTACGGCGTTTAAATATTTGCATTTTTTAAAATCATCCTTTGTGTTAAGAGTAAAGCCCGAAAACGTTTCCGGGCTTGTTTCGTTTAGGCGCGTCACTCAGCGTATCTTTTAATCATTCCAATAAGCTCATCTTCGGATATCTCTTCATAGCCGTAAAAGTTCTCAGCATAAAGCTTGTCATTTGACGATTTTACATTAAGACCGTTATTGCCTTGTATAACATAGTTCCCTCTTCTTCCTGTCGCCCACTCTGCTGCCGCTTTTGCGTCGTCAAAGGTTGCGCTGTCAAAGATGCAATCTTGATTGCTCAAGCAAATTTCATAGTTTTTCATTTTTCATTATCCTTTCTTTTTGAAGTTCTTTATTGCATTATAGTACAAAATTCAATAATCTGTTACGGTTGCTGCCGCTTCCAATTCATCAAAGAGGGCGGTTAATTCTTCGTCATTGTCGATAGAGTCAATATAACTGCGGTTTTCGTTCATTGCTTCTATTGCGTAGTGGTCGAGGTATGCGGAATAATCTTTATAATCGCTTGATACTAAATTGCCATAGCCGTTATAATGAAAATATTCTCGGTTCGGGTTGAATTGTGCGTATTCTCTGTTGCCGCTTCCGTCCGTGGTGTATGTCTCTTCGTCATACCCGAAAAATGCCTGGCGCAAAAGCTTGCTCGGCTCTGTGCCGTTATACAGTTCGTCCAACTCATCCATTGAGAAATAACGGTCATCGCCTAAATATCCATTGTAGCTGTCTAACTCCTCCATGCAGTCATTAAAAAGATCTTCGTTGTTTTCAAAGTATGCAATAATGTCGGCGGTGATCTCTTCCTGGGGTCGTGTTCTTTTGGTGGTCTCTTTCATTTTAAATCTCCCTTGACTTTGTATTCTGCCTTTGGTATAATCAAGGGGCAATACAGGCAGGTATATTACCCCTTGTCTTGCTGGTTTTTTGCTGTCATGCGCTCGTATCGCTGGCAGCATTTTTTATTTTGTGATGTACTCTATGCAGTCGAGTATATCATCGGTTGTCACTCCATGGAGTTTCAACCATTCAATCAATCTGTAAATTAATCTTTTGATTTTCAATTCGTCCTTCCTCCTGCCTTGTATTTGTAATCTCTTGATTACGATATCTATTATAACAGATTTGTCGTAAATGTCAATAGGTTATTCAAGATTTATCGTAAATTTTTTATTTCACCAGCGCGATTCTGCTACGGGCGTGGTGTTCGAGTGTATAGCCCCGGGGGGATTGCTGCCGGTGCACTGAGGCGGGGTGAGTCGCGAAACCACCCGAGAAAAATAAAAAAGACTTTTTACGAAAAGTGTCTTGACAAGTTACCGTAAATGTGATATGCTATAGTCAAATCAAGGAGGTGTGCTTATGAGACAGGCTGTAGCATACATGCGTGTTAGTACAACAGGTCAGGTTGGAGAAGACGCTTTCGGCTTGGATGCACAAAAAGAACAGATAATCAATTATAGTAAAGCGAATGACATACAAATAGTAGATTGGTTTGTTGATGAGGGCGTGTCGGGAGCAGACCCCCACAAGCCCGGGCTGGATGCCATAGTCGCAGGGGCAGCTACCAATCCTCCTGTTGAAATGGTTATTACTGCAAAGAACGATAGAATATCGAGAAAAGTCGAATACTATTACGCTTATAAAATCAAATTACAAGAGGTTGGAATTAAGATTGTAAGCGTTGCCGAAGATTTTGGTCGTGACGGGATGTTTACTCCTATACTGGAAGCAGTGACCGCAGCACTCGCGGAAGTAGAACGTGGTATGATAACTGCTCGAACCAGCGGCGGGAGGAAGGTCAAAGCCTCACGGGGCGGATATAGCGGAGGTAGAACCCCGTATGGATATACTGTAGATAAAAACATTAGGGGTATGGTGATAAACGAAGAGCAGGCGAAGGTTGTTCGGCTGATATTTGATATGAAAGAAAAAGGATATACTTATCAACATATAGTTGATGAGTTGAACAGTAAGGGATATACCAATAAAAGCGGTGGAAAGTGGTCAATCAGTTCCGTTCAGGTGATTTTGGGAAACGAGCAAACTTATAGGGGAATGTATAAGTACGGGAAGGACATGAACTGGGTCAAAGGTGTCCACGAGCCGATTTTGAAAAAAGACTAAAGCAAAGTCCGTTTTATTACCTTGCAGAAACGAAAATTTGCGATATAATGGACTTGAATATTTCATAATGGAAGGTGATTAGAAGTGAAAAGGTTGGTCGCGTTATTATTAATTGCGGTTCTCGCGTGTTCTTTGGTTGGATGTGATTTGGGTAGCTCGGATAAAAGTGATGAAAATGCGCCATTGATGACCGGCGGCGTCTCAGATACACTGACCTTTGATGAACTTGAGATAACGGTTACGAAATTTGTTTTTTCAAAATACTGCGGAAATCTCAGCAGTCTTGGTGAGGCTGAGTCAGGGAGTGTCTGGTGCACGGTATATCTGAATGTCAAAAACATTTCCAAAAGTGCGAAGATACTGACGAGGTCATATGGAACCAAATACGACTTTACTCTCGATTATAATAACGGATATACTTACAATACTGCATGGTTTGAGTATGCTGAGTTTTTGAATGCTCATGAAAGTATTGCTCCGCTTGAAACGCTTAGCAATGTATGTGTGTCGTATAAAGTTCCCTTAGAAGTAAAGAAAAACACAGAAAACTCATTAAAATTAAAGTGTTCTTACAACTCTCAAAAAGAAACTGACTATGTTGAGTGGGAGCTTAGATAAGTTAGGAGGATACCTATGATTAAGCTTATCATTTTCGGATTTCTACTCGTCTGTGCTATTGATGCGTGGTTTCCGGAGTACAATTGGTTGTCAATACCTATTTTTGTGGTTGTGGCGTTGATATGGTTAGTAGTTAAGATACTTCGAGATGTACTGGGGTTGAAACCGAGAAGATTGAGACACATAGAAGATTATTGGGATGAATTTGATTGGTGGCAGGATAATCAAGGATTATAAATGACTCTCGCAACGGGGTGAGAGGATGCAGTCAACAGGGACTACGGTTAATTCCGTAGTCCTTTTTTCATTTTAAGGAGGTTGTTGATGAGAAAAGTAAGTATCTTAGGAACATCCTACAGCGTTTACGAGGGTGTTTCATATCAAAAAGATTGCGAACTTAAAGGTCGATTTGGGTATTGTTCTCACATGGAGCGGAAAATTGTAGTGGGTGATTTGCTTACATGTGATACCTGGGAAAATGAACGAGAAGAAGTTCGAAAAGAGCATGAACGATTGACGCTTCGTCACGAGGTCATACACGCCTTTCTCAATGAAAGCGGTCTAACTTCGAGCAGCAACAGTGTTGACTGTTGGGCGAGAAATGAAGAAATGATTGATTGGATTGCTATTCAATATCCGAAGATCAAAAAAGTATTTCAACAGTTAGGGTGTGAGAACTGATGGTGAACAAATCACTAATCTCGAAAATTTTCGCGGCGATAAAAAAGACACCTTCGGAGATATCGGCTTACGAAGATATGTTTGCGGTCTGTCGCGATATTGAGAGTGATAATTTTGAGCTGGCTCATAAGACTAATGCCGAACTCCGAAACAAAATAGCTGTAGCTATGCGTGACGGAAACAGTACCGGAGAGTTTTTCAGTTTGTACAAAAGAACACTGCTGTTTGATGCTCCGCACGACTTTGATTCATATCTGCTGTATCTTGAGATGAATCGTAAGCCTGCCGACAGATTCTATCAGCCTCGCCGAAAAGTCTTGAAACGAGTGGTGGAAAAGCTGCAAGCCCTCGTTGATGACGAGCTTGACGAGCTGTTTCTTTCCATGCCTCCGCGAGTCGGGAAGTCGACATTGCTGATATTTTTCGAGACCTGGGTGATGGGTAGAGACATGGAGCATCCGAGCCTTTATTGCAGTTACTCCGATGTTATCACGAGAGCTTTTTATAACGGCGTACTCGAGATCATGACCGACAAAGATACATACTCGTACAACGATGTGTTCCCGGATGCGAAGATATCCCGAACGAACGCGCAGGACGAGATAATCGACGTGGGGCGAAAAAAGCATTATCCCTCTCTTACTTGCCGTTCCCTCTACGGAACACTGAACGGTGCCTGCGATGCTGAAAATGGATTTATTATCTCCGATGACCTTATCGGAGGCATCGAAGAAGCATTGAACCCTGACAGACTTACAACCGCCTGGGGTAAGGTTGATAATAACCTCATACCCCGAGGAAAGGGCAAAACCAAATATCTTTGGGTCGGAACTCGTTGGTCTATTGCCGACCCTACGGGACGCAGATATCATCTGTTGCAGACTGATGATAAGTTCAAGGACTACAGATATGAGTTTATTAATCTGCCCGCACTGGATGACAACGACGAGAGCAATTTCTGCTATGACTATAACGTGGGCTTTGATTCAATATACTATCAACGTCGGCGAGCATCTTTCGAGCGGAATGATGATATGGCTTCATGGAATGCTCAGTACATGGGAACACCGATAGAGCGAGAAGGTACATTATTCAAGCCTGATGACATGAGATATTACAATGGTGTTTTGCCTGACGGTGTCCCCGATTGTGTGTTTATTGCGGTTGACCCTGCGTGGGGCGGCGGAGACTATGTGGCTGCGCCGATCTGTTATCAGTACGGCGATGATATCTTCGTACACGATGTTGTGTTCGATAACGGAGATAAAAAAATTACTGAGCCTCTGATAGTCGACGGGATTATTAGAAACAAGGTAACTCGAGGACGAATCGAGGCTACGAAAGCTACAGAGTCTTACAAGGAGGATATTGACGCACGGCTGAGGAAGAAGGGTTATAAGATGAACCTTACGAGCAAAGCAGCCGGAACAAATATCAGTAAAAATCAGAGGATATTCGATAAGTCTCCGGAGATTCGAGAGAATATGATATTTCGAGAGTCGGGAAAAAGAAGTAAGGCTTATGAGCTGTTCATGCAGAATGTTTTCGCATTTAAGCTGCTCGGAACAAATAAGCATGATGACGCGCCGGACTCGTTGGCGATGGCTATTGATATGATAACCAATCCTATGGGTCAGTACGCTATATTTAGACGGCAATTCTAATCTATACACAATATATAGTATAAATATCTTGACAAAATACAATATATGGTGTACAATTAAAATTGGATAAGAGGAGGTGTTTCCGATGGGCTCTATAACATTTCAAGGCTTGACAGGTCGTAGTGTTATCTACACCGATGAGGCTGAAATTACCGATGTTAATGTAAGAGATGTGCTTAATAAGGCATTGATTCTTCATAACAAGAACAGTATGGATATTGATTATCTCTATCGTTACTATAAGGGCGAACAGCCGATTATACACAGAACGAAAGAAATACGCCCTGAAATCAATAACATTATCGTAGAGAACAGAGCGAATGAGATCGTCACTTTCAAAGTTGCGTATCTTGTGGGAGCACCTATTCAGTATGTCAACAGAGGCAAAGAGGAAGTTCTTGAGGACATAAATAAACTCAACGAGTTTGTTTTTGCGGAAGATAAAGCGACTAAAGATAAAGAACTTGCCGAATGGTTCACTATATGCGGTACTGGCTATCGTATCGCGCTTCCCGACCCCGTGGGCGAAGAGGATGAATCCCCGTTTGAGATTTACACTCTCGACCCGCGCAATACTTTCGTTGTGTATTCGAGCAAACTCGGTCAGCGTCGTCTCATGGGATGTATGGTACTTCATAAGCAGGACGGGGGAGTTCGTTACTGCATTTATACCGATAGCAAGTACTATGAGATTGAAGATAACGAGATAAAGAAAGCAGAAGATCATATGCTCGGAAGGGTACCGATTATTGAGTACCCTGCGAACATGGCTCGGCTGGGCGCTTTTGAGATCGTCCTCCCGCTTCTTGACGAGCTTAATATGATAGCTTCGAATCGAATGGACGGTATTGAGCAGTTTATTCAGTCGCTGCTTGTAATAAAAGGTGCGGATATCGAAGAGAATGAATATCGTAAGCTTATAGCCATGGGCGGATTGAAGCTTCCCGCAGAGGGCGATGCAAACTACATCACCCAGGAACTCAATCAGACTCAGACTCAGGCGATGGTTGACTATTGCTACGATGCTATCCTCACCATCTGTGGTATGCCCAACCGGAACGGTGGCAGTTCCACCAGTGATACAGGAAGCGCGGTTATATTCCGTGACGGTTGGTCGTCTGCCGAAGCTCGCGCAAAGGATACCGAAACTACTTTCAAGCTTTCGGAAAAAGAGTTTTTGAGACTAATTTTGCATATCACCAACACCCTGAAATCCGACATAAATCTGAAACTTGCTGATATCGATATTCGATTCACGAGACAGAATTATGAGAACATCCAGGAAAAGTCTCAGGTGCTCACCACTATGCTTAATAATGATAAGATTCATCCGCGCCTTGCTTTCCAACATTGCGGAATGTTCAGCGATCCCGAACTCGCATACACCATGAGTAAAGAGTATGCCGAAGAGAAGCAGGAAAAAGATGTGGCAGAACTTGAGCGTTTTGCGAATCAGCAGACTCAGCTTGATAAGGAGAAAGTGAACGACGACGATGTCGAGGTATGATTACACTGATTCTATAATCAAGTATCTTAATAAAAAATACATTGAGCTTTTTGGAAAGCTCAACAGCGTTCTTGCCATTGATGAAGTTCATGTGTTGAGTCAGGTGAATGCAACATATCAGGAGTCTGATAAAACAACTCGTGAGGCTTTTCTGTTGCTCGCACAGAATACATACAACGAGTACTCGAGAAGAGGGCTGAGAAGCCTCGATGACGAGTGGGTTGATGAGCTGCTCGAATCTTACGACCCTACTACGAAATATGTCTATGCCCATGAAGTCGAACGAAAGGCAGCAAGGTGCGCCGAGGCGGTAATAAGTACGGGAAACACCCGTGAAGAGATAAAAAACGCTCTTCGGTATTATTCGGCAATGAACGGTGAATATGCCGTTATAGTGACTCTCGCTGCGCAGAGGCAGGCATATAAAGATGACGAAGAAGATTGGATAATGTGGAATACTCAGAAGGACGGTCATGTTTGCCGAATTTGTCAGTCGCGTGATGGGAAAATATATGAGCCTGACGAATATCCGGCTCGTCCGCATTGGGGTTGCAGGTGCTACCCTAAATCACTCGGAGGTGATTAACTCGCTTAATTATCATTTTTCGCAGAATGAGTATGAAGCTATAATGAGAGCGCTTCAGCGCGGAAATACGGTTGAAATCAAGAGGGAGAGAGATCGCCTCGTTATAGTGGAGATAGAACGAAAAGTTAAAACAAAGACCTCTATAACAGGATAGAGGGATACAGTCAACAGGGACTACAAGCATTAAGTTTGTAGTCCCTTTTTTATTTTCCAATATGTTCCCGCAGTCCATCGGATGGACACCCGGTTTTCTATAACTCTTCCTCGGCGCTTCTGTTGGTTCGACTCCAACCGGGAACACCAGTGAGACAGGGAAGTCTCTCAAAAACGCAAAACAAATTTAAAAGGTTAGGGAAAACCTAAAAACGCAGGAGGTATTTTTAATGGCAAAAATTGACACAACCAAAATTGCAGGATACAGCGACATGAGCGCAGAAGAGAAGCTCGCGGCACTCGAAGCTTTCGAGTATGAGGACAGCGTCCCCGATCTACAGAGATACAAGGATGCAGTTACTCGAGCTAATCGTGAGGCTGCCGAAATGAAGCGTAAGTATCAGGAAACTCTCTCAAAGGATGAGCAGGCTGAAGCTCAGAAGAAGGAAGAGTTTGAGAGGATGCAGACGGAGCTTGAAGCTCTGAAAAAGGAGAGAACCATTGCCGCTCACAAGGCTGATTTTCTCGGGCTTGGCTACGACGATGAACTCGCGGCGGCATCAGCGCAGGCGTTGACTGACGGCAAGATGGATGTGGTGTTTGCCAATCAGAAAAAGTACCTTGAGGCTCACGATAAAGCCCTGAAAGCTGAACTTATGAAAGGCACTTCTACACCCCCCTCAGGAGTTGCCGGAGGCAGTGCGGGCGACGATTACACCAAAAAGGCAGAAGCTGCGTTGAGTGCAGGCAATTCGAGTGAAGCTGCCTACTTCATGCGACTCGCGCAGGAAACAAACAGAACTAAATAATTAAAGGAGAATCAATTATGGCAGATACTTTAGCAACAAGTTTTGGCGTTCTGAACTATTCAGGAATGCTTTATAACAACGGTAACACAAGGACTCCGCTTTCGTCCATTATCGGCGCGAGAGCCGTCAACACGAACCATTGCGAGTTTGTGGTCGGTCAGGAGTATACCGGCGGCGGTGCAGGTTCTCAGCCTGCTATTTCGGAGACTGCGTCTCTTACCGCCCCCGACGCGAGCGTTGTTACTCGTGTACAGAAGACAAACATTACTCAGATATTCCAGGAGAGCGTCGGCGTTTCTTATGCGAAGCAGTCGAACATGGGTACTCTGTCAGGCGTTAATGTCGCCGATCAGAAAGCGAATCCCATAAACGAGCTTGACTTCCAGGTTGCGGCAAAGATGCAGAAGATTGCTCGTGATATCGAATACACCTTCATCAACGGTGTGTACAACAAGGCTACTACCGACGCGACTGTCAACAAGACTCGCGGTCTTGTCACTGCTATAACCACGAACACCATTGACATGAAGAGCAAGGCTCTCGGCCTTTGGGATATCGCTGACGGCGTTAAGAAGGTTTACGAGTCGAATGCTCCGAGCAATGGACTGTGCCTCTGGTGCGATGCTACTACTATGTTCCAGATAAACGCGGATGCCATTCAGAACGGTCTTACCATCGTTCCGGCGGCAAGAGATATCAACGGTATCAAGCTTTCTAAGGTTATCACTCCTATCGGTGAAGTTTACCTTTATCTCGGCGAGTGCCTGCCGAGCGGCACCGCACTTCTTCTTGACCTCGATGTTATTCGTCCGGTCAATCAGCCCGTTCCCGGCAAGGGCAACTTCTTCCTTGAGCCGCTGGCTAAGACCGGCGCAGGCGAGAAGTATCAGATATTCGGTCAGCTTGGTCTTGACCACGGTCCGGACTGGTATCACTGCAAGTTCACTAAGATTGCAACGACCTTCACCGCGCCTACATACAGCCGCTCGGTATTTATTGCAGGCGGTAAGGTCACTACAGAGACGGCAAGTACAGGCGGTTAATCGAATCAATTCAAAGAAAGGTAGGCGCGAGATATGACCGACGCACAGAAAATTATATTGCTGAAATCCATGACGGGGGAAACCTCTGAGGACATGTTGAACGCCTACCTCAAACTTGCCGGTGACAAAATTCTTGAGAGACGGTTCCCGTTCAAAAGCGATGTGCGGATCGTGCCTGTTAAGTATCACACAAGACAGATTGAGATAGCGTCGTATCTGCTTAATAAACGGGGTGCCGAAGGTGAGGTTTCTCACAGCGAGAACGGAATAAGCCGTAGCTATGAAAATGCGAGTGTGCCCGAATCAATGCTCAAGGACATTCTTCCTTGTGCTGCTGTTTTGTCAGGAGGCGGGGAATGAAGTGCCTGAAACGAAATCAAACATCACTGCATTATGCACTCTATAAGGGCAAAGAACAGATAACCGATGAGGACGGAAACCTCACAGGCGAATATAAGGTCTTGTATTCCGACCCTGTAGAGATGCAGGCAAATGTATCTGCTGCTTCAGGCGCATCGCAAGTAGAGCAGTTTGGTAATTCCATACAGTACGACAAGGTCATCGTGACGGACGATATAAGTTGTCCTATTGATGAAAATACAGTTCTCTGCGTCGACAAGTTTCCGGCTTATGATGCAAACGGGAATCTTCTCTTTGATTATATCGTCAAAAAAGTTGCAAAGTCTCTCAACAGTATCTCTTTTGCAATAAGCAAGGTGAGTGTCTCGTGAGAATCAAAGTCACCGGTCTTGAGAAAGCAGTACGCAAGCTCGAAGCTTATAAAAAAAGTCTTGAGGGAAAAACTCATGTGTTTTTAGAGCATCTCGCACAGGTGGGTATAGATGTTGCCGATGTCGCATTCAGAACCGCTCAGTATGACGGCGAGAATGATGTCGTCGTGTCAGGGGAGCCTGAATGGATAGACGATAACACTCTTGTTATTACAGCGAGCGGCAGCGCGGTCAAATTCATCGAGTTCGGTACAGGTGTGCATTACACGGAACAGCACCCTAAAGCCGAGGAGATGGGTATGGTTCGCGGTGAATACGGTCAAGGGAAAGGCTCCCGGGATAGTTGGGGGTACTACGGCAACCCGGGGACGAACGGAAGAGTGGTAAAGGAGAACGACAAAGGAAGTCTTGTTATCACTCACGGTAATCCCCCTGCCCGTGCAATGTACGATGCAGGCAAGGAAATGAGAGAACAAGTAAGGGCAATAGCGAAGGAGGTGTTCGGAAATGACTGATATCGAAAATGAGGTTTGCAATCTTGTATCTGCGGCTCTTCGAGCAAAATTCCCGAACATTACTGTTTACAGTAAGACGGTTCTGAGCCCTTCTGAGTTTCCGTCCGTCAGCATCGATGAGGGGGACAACTACACATACACTGCGTCAATCGACAGTTCGGGTGTTGAAAATCACTCGTCCGTCATGTACGAAGTCAATATTTATTCGAACAAGGTTAATCGTCAAAAGTCGGAATGCAAAGAGATATTTGCCGTGTTGGACGAGCTTTTGATAAGAAAGGGCTTTGTCCGCACGATGCGCAAACCTGTTTCGATGGACGATGCTACCAAGTATCGGATAACAGTCAGATATAAAGCAACAGTAGGAAAAGACAAACAAATATACAGGAGGTAACATATGGCGATTTCGTCTTATAAAACCTTTCTTATGAAGAAAGGTTCTTCAGGTAGTACATACGAGAAGCTTGTTGATATTAAAGAGTTTCCCGATCTCGGCGGCGACCCTAATATGCTTGATGCAACGACTCTTTCTGACCCGATGCAGATAAATATCATGGGTATTCAGAAGGTTGATGCGCTTACATTTACTGCGAACTATTCTAGTGAAGATTTCGCAACGCTTGATGCTCTCAAAGGTCAGGAACTTGACCTTGCTGTTTGGTTTGGCGGTACTGAGAGTGACGGAACTCTGACACCTTCCGGCGATAAGGGTAAGTTCAATTTCAAGGGTCAGCTTTCGGTATATGTTAAGGGTGCAGGCGTTGACAGTGTTGTTGAAATGGCAATAACTGTAGCCGCGAGCACGAAAATCACAAAAGCCTCAGCGTAAGGAGGAGACGTAATGGCTACTACAATCAATCTCACATACAAGGGTACACCGTACACTCTTGAGTTTACGAGGCGTTCGGTGAAGATGCTTGAAGAGAGCGGATTCGTTCTTGCCGATGCTTCACGCAAACCGCTTTCGGTTCTTTCTGAACTGTTTGCCGGGGCATTCAAGGCACATCATCCTTTTGTGAAGAAAGATACTGTCGAGGACATTCTGCTTCATGTAAAGGACAAGGACAAGCTCTATGACAAGCTCGCTGAAATGTACTGCGAGCCGATGGAGTATCTCATGAAAGACCCTGAAGATGATGAGGGAAACGTGGACTGGGAAGCGAGCAACGGGTAAATAACTTGCTTCCCATAGAGGGGGACGAGTTGAATAAACAGCTTGTCCCCCTTAATTATAGTGAGCAGTTTGAGAAAGACTTACCCTACTATATGTCAATCGGGATGACTCCTGAACAATATTGGGACGGAGATTGTACGTTGCCCCGATGCTATCAAAAAGCTCACGAATTAAAACTCGCTCAGCGAAATCAGGAAATGTGGACGCAGGGCTTGTATTTCTATCGAGCGCTTTGTTCCGTTTCACCTGCGTTCAATCCTATGGCGAAAGACTCGAAGCCTCTACCGTATCTCGATGAACCTTTACCGCTTACTGATAAAGAGGCACGGGAGCAGAGAGAAAGAGCTGAGAAAAAACGCATGAAGGAGCAAATGAGTGTTGTCTCCGATTGGGCTGAGAGAGTTAATTTGAGATTTGCAGGAGGTGAGAGCTAATGGAAGATGTTATTGACGATCTTAAAATAGAAATTGTAGGAGATTCGTATTCTGCCGAAAAAAGCATAGACAAGGTAATCTCACTGCTCAAGGAAATAGACAGCGTTACGAGTCGAATAAATAAATCTATATCCGAACCTTTAAAGCCTATAGAGGCGCTGCAAAAGACCATAGACAGTATTAAGTCCGTGGATAAACTTCGGGAGATAGGCGAGGCAATTTCGAGCCTGAATGGTATTAAGGTTTCCAAAACGATAGCAAAAGAGATTACTAATATCGGAGATGCTGTTCGTGGTATACAGGACTTGGATACCGGAAAGCTTAACGATATATCGAGTGCCGTCTCAAATATTTCGGCGGCTCGAATGCCTCAGGTCGAGACTCAAAACACTATTCCGGCAACAGCATTGAATGTTTCTGATATCAGTCAGGGGAATGTCAACTTTGATGGAGTAACCGAAAGTGCTGATGCCGCAAGTGTTGCTATCGCGCAAGTATCAGAACGCGCGAGTGAGGCGGGAGAAAATGTTGCCTCTGCCGCTGATACAGCAACGAAAAAAACAATAAGTGCGACTGGACTGTTGAAGAAGCTCGGAAAAGCTTTTGATCCAATAACGAGCAAAGTTAGAAATCTATTTACCACTATCAAAAAAAGAATAACATATCGAGCACTTAACGGCATTATTTCGGCTATTACCAGCGGATTTAAAGAGGGCGTTCAAAACGTCTATGCTTATAGTCAAATGATGGGTACAAGTTTTGCGAAAAGTATGGATTCTCTTGCAACGAGTTACCTATATTTGAAAAACAGTATAGGTGCAGCGGCAGCTCCCATAATCACGATGCTTGTACCGTTTGTCGAGAAAGCCATAGATAAGTTCGTAGAGCTTCTTAACGCTATAAATATGGTATTCAGTCGGCTGTCGGGGTCTAATGAATGGACTCATGCGGTTAAGTATCCTACGACATTCGCTGATGGTATGGGTAAAGCAACGAAAGCCGCAAAAGAATTAAAGAAGACGCTTCTCGGTATTGACGAGATACATAAGCTCGATGATAATTCAACTTCCGCGACGGCAAGCGGAGTGAGTAGTACTGCTGCGAAATATCAATTCGTAACCGACGAGCTTGATGTTAAGCGCGCCGATGAACTTGTCAAAAAATTCAAATTGATACTTGGAATAGCCGGTGGAATTGGTCTTGCCATCGCTGCATGGAAAATAACAAGCAGTGTGGTCAATTTCTTTGGACTTCTCTCGCAAATCAAAGGAACAAATACCACTGCTACGCAGGTAGGAGATGCGGGAACTTCGGCATTGAATGGAAAATTAAAGTCAATAGCTAAAGACCTTGCCTGGGGGCTTGTCATTATTGCCGAGGTAGCAGTTGCGGCTGGACTAGTTGTCGGTGCTGTATGGGGACTCGGAGTAATGCTGGAACAAGTAGGTAAAGCCTGGGAACCCGTGATTGCGAACGGAAAAACAGTGGCTATCGCAATGGGAATCGGTGTAGGTGTGTTGGCTGCTGTAGGTGCGGTAACGGCATTGTTGGGCAGTGTTGGTACACCTCTTGTTGCATATTTGGGTCTTGGTATCGCGATGCTTGCTCTGATTGGAGTTTCGACGGGTCTGTTTATTGTCGAAATATGGGCGATAGGCAAAGGTCTTGATGAGATCGGTAATGCATGGGCGCCCGTTCTTGAAAACGGAGAGACCATAGCTAAGGGTATCGGTCTGGGCACGGCTTTACTTATTGGTATTGGCGTTGTTACCGCTGCGCTCGGAGCGGCGACCGTCGCGAGTGTTGGGCTGCTTCCGGTAGCTATCGGTCTTGGTACTGGGTTGTTGGTTGAACTCAGTGGTGCTGTTGTGGCATTTACGATTGAACTTGTTATAGTTGCCAAATCTTTAGGTGATGAGTTATATCCGGCGCTGCGAGACCTTAATGGTAAATTACCGTCGCTGTCAAAGGATATGAGCAGTTTTACGGAATTTATGAAAGATTTTGCGCAAAAGGTTGTCGATTACTCAAAGAGTAGTCTTTTGGCGGGATTTGCGAGTACGGTCGATACAATTATAGGATTCTTTTTAAAAGACCCTATAGAGTCAATGGCAAAAGATGTTAATAAACAGAGAACGCAGACAGTTAAACTGAATGACAAGTTGCGCGAGGCAAATCCTGAATTGGGTATTGCGATATCGCTTATGGGTGAATATTACACTCTTTTAGAGCGGATTGAGACGCTCACCGGCAAAAGTAACAATATATCTCTTGCTAATGGTATGTTTGTCAACATGAAAGAGGTAGGTAAGAATTTAGTAACCGGTCTTGTCGCGGGTATCAGTTCTAAAAATTCCGAGCTTGCCCAGGCAATTAAATCTGTCCTGAAGGATTCTTTGTCGAGTAATGTCGCCAATTCATACGGCTATAATTTCGGAAAAAATCTCGGAACAGCAGTTGCCAATGGCTTCAAAAGTGCTCGCTTCCCGACACTAAAAGGAGATATTAATGTTGGTAGTACAGGTTCGGTCGATTTGAAATTGAAAGCCTATGCCTCCGGTGGTTTCCCTGCATCGGGACAGCTTTTCGTCGCTCGTGAGGCTGGACCCGAGCTTGTCGGTACAATGGGCGGTCGAAGCACTGTTGTTAACAATCAGCAGATAGTTGAAGGTGTTGCGAACGGCGTATATCGCGGTGTGCGTGATGCAATGGCTGAAAGCGACGGCGGTACTCCTATAATCGTTCAAGTAGTCGACAGAGCCGGAAATGTTATCGAAGAGATAAAAGCCGCAAATCTTAGAGCAGGACGAACTCTTATCCCGGTAGATGCATAAGGAGGTGAAACATCAATATGGCTTTTACAGCAGGCATGAATCCCTTGAAATCGGTCGGTGGTAAAACAGTCAAATGTCCATCACAGTATAAGTGGGAGCAGATTGATGTTTCCGCCTCTGATGCGGGTCGTACCGAAGATGGACTCATGCATAAGAAAAAAATAAGAACCGTAGACGGGATAACTCTTGAGTGGGCTTATCCCACTACGATTGAGTTAAAGGCTATTTTAGCAGCTTTTTCGGCAGAGTACATATCAATCACTTATCTTTCTCCGACGGCGGGGGACTTCGTGACGAAAACATTTTATGTGGGCGATAGATCGTCTCCTATGTACAACAGTACACTGAACCGTTGGGAGAATGTAAGTTTTAAAATCGTAGAGAGGTGATGTCATGTATCCAATAACTTCTGCCGGGCTTGCGGCTCTGCGAGAGGATGTAGTGCAGTCCGTCAATATCCTCTGTACGCCTACCAAGGGCACGGCATTTAATATCACCGACAAGGACATCATCGGCGCGGTAACGGTGGACTGGTCGAGCGTCACGGGCAGTAAGCTTGATTTGGGCTCGGCGTGTATGTCAGAGCTGAGTTTTACTCTTGAGAATACCGACGGCGCGTTTGACGACAAGGTGTTCGAGGGCGCACAACTGTATGTCACTACAAGCTTTTCAACGGGCTCGACAACGGAGACGGTGCCTATCGGCTATTACACGGTGGACAGCCCTCCGCGCAAGCTCCGGAGCATCAAAATAACGGCTTATGACCGCATGGCGAAGTTTAACCGAGCCTATGATACTGAGCTTGCCTATCCTGCAACGCTGTATCAGATAGTCGCCGATGCCTGCACAAAGTGCGGGGTGTCGCAGAAGCTTCCGACGAACACTTTGCATCGGGGTGTGTCGATACCGAAACGCCCGGAGGCGGACAACCTGACCTATCGTCAGGTGCTTGTCTGGGCTGCGGAGCTCATGGGCGTGAGCTTGTATATTGACTATGACGGCAAGCTGACAGGCGGGTGGTATGCGACAAATGCCAAGCACACGGTGATAAAAGCTTCGGATCGTTTTACTTCCGGCAATACCGATTTCGCCGAAAACAGCATCGTGTTTTCCGGGGTGCGTATCGTCGGAAACGACGAGAACAAGACTGAATACCTCGCAGGCACAAAGGACTATGCCTTTAACATTGAGGGCAATCTTCTTGCGCAGAGTGATATGAATCTCAGCACACTGGCAACGGAGCTTAAAACCGCACGGTGCAGTCTTACATACACTCCGATGTCCTGCACTACGCACTCGTTTCCGCACCTTAGACCGCTTGATATTATGAAGTTTGAGACGGCGCAGGGGACGAAAAAGGTCGTGCTGACAAATGTCAAGTGGCAGTCACAGAACCGCTGCACGAAGCTCGAGGGCAAGGGCGAAACGGCAACGCAGTCGGGATATGCCACAATGGGCGCGTTTACACCGAAGCAGCGGGCGGTACTCGAGCAGACCCGCGCACAGCAGGCGGCGCAAATCAACGACTTTGAGCAGGCGACCCTCGCGCTGAACGAGACCATCGCAAATAGCATGGGCTTATATGTCACGCGTAAAGCGGACAGCAACGGCGCGGTTATAACCTATTACCACGACAAGCCTACGCTCGAGGGAAGCAACACTATCTACTGCCGCAACGCCGGTGGTTATGCCTGGACTAATAACGGCTGGAACAACGGATCCCCGAACTGGGAGTATGGTGTATCAAAAGACGGTGACGCGGTTATCCGAAGCATTGCCGCAAACAAGATTTCCGCGAGTTATATCACGACGGATATCCTTTCGTCGCCGACCGGGAAGTTTTCTTTTAACTTGGACACGGGTCATATCGAAGCTTCCGACATCAACATCACCGGCGGCGACATAAACCTTGACGGAGGTCAGCTGTCAATAGAAAACAGCGGATTTAAGACCGACCTGTCAAGCGGATATTTGCAGATGTATTACACCACAAATATGCAAACCGGCGCAAATTATGAGTACTTTGACATTAACAATACGCTGATTGGCACGAAGTTTTATGCGACGCTCGCCGCGCTGAAGCCTGCCGCCGCGCTTGGCGTTACATCAAACGGTTTTCGATTTGGCGAGAAAGCAGAAAACGCCACGCTTGTAAACCATTGGAACACCGATTATGCCGTGATAGAAAAAAATAACGCAAGATTTCGCAAAAAAGTCGAGGTAAACGAGTCTTTAAGTGTTGCGACAGGCGGCGATGCCATCGGGTTTATCGCGCATGCGCCAAACGGCGCGAACGATGTAAGCGCGGAGCTTGGTGCTACGAGTGACGCGAGCGCACTGCTGCAAATCGTCAACAACACCAAAGGCACGGTTCCGGCACGAATTGAAATCTACTCGAGCGGGACAAACGGAAAGGGCATGACTTTAAAGCTTACTTCCGGCGGCGGTTACACCGGACGGCTATTTTTAGACACCACCGGACTGTATGCCGAATTTAACGACAGCGGCGACTACAAAAAACTCGCTTAGGGGGCTATTATGACAAAAACCGAAATCGAACAGAAAATCGCAGAGGTCAAAGCGCAGGGCGACGCCTTGCAGAAGCACAACGCGCAGCTGATACAGCAAATCGAGGTCAACAAGGTCGAAATCACGAAGATTATCGGCAAGCTTGACCTTTTATCCGAAATGCTTGCAGACTGCGAAAAACCGCCCGCGGAGGGCGAGAACGGGGAGGCGGAAAAGAATGCAGACGAGAACGATAACGGTTGACTATGCCCGCCCTCGCGGGTATGACGTTGGATATCGAGCGGAGAACAACTTCACGGAGTTGTTGCTGCCCGTTCCCGCCGAGCTCGAAAATGCCGACAGCTATCGCGTATATTTTGAGTCGACGGTCGGCGAGTATCTGCAAACCGGGCTGTTGACTCCTGTGGACGGCTATGTGGCGGTTAAAATTACAAGCGATGTTGTGCCCGAACCGGGCAACATGGCAGCGCAGCTTGTCGCCTTTGCGGACGGCGAGATAGTCGGCTATGCGCCTATGATAACAGGCTCTGCAAAGGTGTCAATCCCGGACGGCACAGAGCGGCTCTCGCACAGCCTCGCCGCCGAGATAGCTCTTAACACCGCCGCACGGCACGGCCATGATAACAAGTCGGTCATTGACCTGTTGACCGCCGATGATACCGGCACGCTGCTGTACGATGGCAAGGTTATAGGTGGCGGAGGTTCAACGGCAGAGGACATCAGCTACACGCTGTCAGAAGATGTTCAAACCACTTTCCCGGATATTGAGCTTGAGTCTGACACAGTTAAAAGCGGACTTGATGTCGCAATGTATTATGCGCTTGCGGGTATGTTTGCAAAGTATATTAGCTGCAATCTGCAATCAGGCAGTGGAGAAACAGTAAGTATGGATTTGCAGCGTATCTTAGATGGCTTTGTCTTTCCGGCGATGTTTAAGGCGCACGAGCACGACAACAAATCTGTGCTTGATCTGATATCAGCGGTTGACGGCAAACTTCGCTACAATGGCTCGGACGTTGGCTTAAAAGGCGAGAAAGGTGATAAGGGCGAACCCGGTACGCCGGGTGCCCCTGGCGCTCCGGGCTCTGATGCGACAGTGACAAAAAACAATGTCGTCGCCGCCCTCGGCTATACGCCGCAAGCAGTGTCGGCGCAGGTAACAGCAGGAACAGAAATCACCCTTGCCGACAACACGGAATATCGCCTTGAGAATGTCGCGACCTTAACTCTGACATATCCGATGGGCAATTTTGAGTGTTGGCTCAAATTGACCTTCGCTGCGAGCGGGTCAATCACTGTCACCTTGCCGACGGGTACTAAATACATTGGCAACGCGCCGAATTTCGCAAGTGGCGAAACATGGGAAATGTCAATCAAAGACGGCGTTGTTATCGCTCAAAAGGTCGGTGACGGCACATGACGCGCCGCAGGGCAATGATGATGCAAAAGGCACAGCAGGGCGGAAATCTGCCAGAGGGCTATACCGCAGTCGAATATATCCAGTCGTCGGGCACTCAGTACATCGACAGCGGGCGCAAGCTGACGCAGGATTCTGATATCACCATAGATTTCAGCATAGTCGGTGAAATATACAGGGACGCGGGCATATTCGGGTCGCGCCAGAGCGCGTTGAAAAATAATCTTACGCTGTTTCAAAACAAAAATCCGATTGTTTTCTCCGGCGACTTTTCCGAGTATCAAAAGCACCGTTTTACGGCGGCTTCATCATTGGAACGAACAAAAATCCGAATGAACAAAGCCGGCGTGTGGGTCAATGATATTTTAAAAAAATCTTGGAGCGATGTCGCCGACTTCGAGACGCCGACAAACGGATTGATATTTGACGTCGGCAACAACAACTGGTCGGGCAATAAGGCTGTTATGCGGTTATATAGCTACACCGACGGCGATGCACAGCAGCTTGTCCCGTGTCTCGATGCAAACGGTGTGCCGTGCCTTTATGATCTTATAGGCAAAACGGCGCTCTATAATCAGGGCGCGGGCAGCTTCACATGGGAGTGAAAATATGATATACGGAAAACTGGTCGGCGGTGCTCTGCACGGTGCGCCGAGACCGATAAAAACAAGCGAGGGCGATGTTTTTACTACTGACCCCAATTTGCTTTTGCAGTACGGATACAAGCCGATAATCACGGCGGATTATCCGTCCGACGGCGGGTATTACACCGAGTCGTGGACGGAGACTGAATCCCAGATAAAGCAAATCTGGACGGCCGCCGAGCCGCCCGAAGATATATCGGCGGACGAGGCACTGGATATTATCACAGGGGGTGCAGATATATGACACGGACGCAGGCAAAACGCTTCCGCGAGATGATAACAAGAGCCGCCGCGAAGCTGACGAACGCCGAAGCTCTGACAAGTATCAGCCTATTTGAACCGTGGAGCGGCGAAAAAGATTATTCTATCGGCGACAGGGTGCGCGACGGTGGAAATCTATATCGCTGCTACAACGCGATATCCGCCAATCCCACATGGCGTCCGAGCGTAACCCCAGCGCACTGGGAGCCTATCACGGTCGGCGAGGACGGCACTATAGAGAATCCGATAACCGCCACCGAGGGTATGCGGTATTTTAAAGACAAGTACTATCTCGACGGCGGCAAAATTTACAGATGCACAAGAGACGACAGCGGCGGCGAGGGCACGGTCATGCACTATCTGCCGTCGCAACTTGTGGGCATTTACTTCGAGGAGGTGCGGGAGTGAGAATTTGTATATCCGTGGGTCACGGAAAATCGGCGGTCGGCGGCTATGACAGCGGCGCGGTCGGCGGAGGCTTCCACGAGTTTCGCATAGCGCGAAAGATCGGCTTTTATATCGCCGAAGCGCTCAAAAAATACGGCTGCGATACGGTACTCATAAACTACGATGCCGATATGTATCTGACGGACAGGATAGCTTATGTCAACCGCGAGAACTTCGATCTGGCTGCCGAGATTCATCTGAATGCAGGCGGCGGAACGGGGAGCGAGGTCTATTATAAACACGCCGACGAGGGCGGCAAAAAGCTCGCCGCGAAGATAAGTGCGGGCATTGCGAAGACATTTTCACTGCGCGATAGGGGAGCTAAAACAAAGCTCAATTCCGCAGGCGGCGATTATTTCGGCTTCGTCCGCTCGGCGGGGTGCCGCAGTCTGCTTATTGAGACCGTGTTCATAGACAGCTCTTCGGACAGAAAGAATGTCGAAACGGAAGCGGGACAGAAAAAGTGCGGCGAGTCGATTGCCGCATCGATAGCCGAATTTTACGGGCTTTGCGTGAAAAACGAGCCGCAGAAAGTCGCGCAGTATGCCGATATCAGAGCGGGCGACCGCGTAAAAATTATAGGCAAAAACTATGCCACGGGTCAGCGCGTTCCGTCGTGGGTGAAGCTCAGAACGCATACCGTCGCAAAAGTCGAGCCGAGCCGCGCGCTGCTCAAAGAGATAAACTCGTGGGTCAGGCTCTCTGACTTGAGACTCGCGGCGAGACCGTCCGTCTCGGTCGGGAGCGTTGTTTTTATAAAGCCCGGTGCGGTCTACGGCGGCTGCACCTCGGCGCGCGGAAAGCGCGTGCCCGATTCTCAGCTCTCGCCGAAAAAACATACCGTCACGAAAGTTCAGCAGAACCGCGGCACGCTCGAAGCCCTGCTCGGCGATATTTCGAGCTGGGTCGCGGTCGGCAGTCTCGAGGAGGTGTGATATGAACGCAGAAATAACTGTGGCACTGCTCTCGGCGGCGGGTACGCTCATCGGTTCGCTCGGCGGCATACTCGCGTCGAACAGGCTGACGAATTATCGCATCGCGCAGCTCGAAAAGCGGGTCGATAAGCACAATAATCTCGTCGAGCGCATGGCGGCGGCAGAGGATTCGATAAAATCCGCGCACAGGCGCATAGATGATATCACGCGCAGAAAATAAGGGGGATTTTCATGAGGAAGCTTTTTGAGAATATAACAAAAATATCTGTAGGCACATGGGTCAGGGGTATTTTGTCTCTTGTGTCAATAATCAATATGGCTCTGACCGCGTTCGGGAAAACACCGGTCAGCGTCGAATACAGCGAACTCTATACAATAATAAGCCTGATATTTACATTCATTGTCGGCGCTGCGAGCTATTGGAAGAACAACAGCTTCACTTCGGCCGCTATAGAAGCGGACGAATTCATGCACGAACAGCGCATAGCGGAGGGCAAAGATGATAACGGCACTTCTCTATAA